CAGCTTGAAAGAGAAAAAGACCATCTTATATATGGGGTTGATACCATAGACAAACTAATGTATTGTCGAGGTAAGATCAGTGGCCTTGAGTCACTGCTTCAAGATATAAAAAGCTTGCAAAAGGAGGATAACGATGGTCAGTTTGATAAAACCTAAACCACTTTTAGTTCCGAAAGGACAAAAAAAGTCAGAGGAAAATTCAAAAGTTCCCACAGATCCCAAAGGCATAGAAGAATATCTTAAACAACTACCAGACCCAGTTGGATACAGAATGTTGGTTCGTCCTTATTCTGGAGAAAAGAAAACTGATGGAGGTATAATTTTAACAGACGAAACAAGTGAGAAAATTCAAATGACGACTGTTTGTGCACTTGTAGTTAAAATGGGAGATCTTTGTTATAAAGACAAAGAAAAATTTCCTAACGGTCCTTGGTGTAAAGAAGGACAGTTTATTATGTATGGTAGATATGTTGGTAACCGATTTCAAACGAAATTTGGTGAACATAGAATTCTTAATGATGATGAGATAATAGGTACAATCAACGATCCGAAAGATATCCTCCACTTGTTTTAATAGGAGGATAACATGGTCGAAGTAACCGCTGAGGAAAAAAAACCTCAAGAAGTAGAACTCGATACTGATGACGTCAAAGAGGAAAGTGTTGAAGTCAAACAGGAAGAGAAAAAAGATGAAGCGCCTAAATTAAATTTAGGTGAAGTTGACTTAGGATATACAAGTCACGATAAGTCAGAGAAAAAAGAAAAACTTCCAGAAGGTGTAGAGATTCAAGAAGAAAAAATTGAAACTAAACCTGAAGAAAAAAAGGAAGTTAAAGAAGAAAAACCTGTAGATAATCTTAAGGAACAATCAACTAATTATCAAAAAAGAATTAATAAGTTGGTTTACCAAGTAAATGAAGCTAAGCGTAGAGAAAAAGCAGCTACAGATTATGCTAAAGGTTTACAAAAAAAGTATGACACTACTATCAAAAAGTATGACGCTTTAGATCAAAAAAACTTAAAAGAGTTTGATGCTAGAGTAGATGCTCAAAGAGAACAGGTCAAAGTTTCCCTTAAACAAGCGATCGAAGCTAACGATCCGCAGAAGATAATGGAAGCAAACGATGCTCTAACTAAATTAGCTGTTGAAAAAGAAAAAGCTAGATTAGAAATGGAGAATCGTGAACAACTACAACAACAACAAAAACAAAACGTAGAAGCAAAACCTAAAGAAACTCCTTCTGAGCCACCTCAGATCACGCCTAGAGCAAAAGAATGGGCGGAGAAGAATAAATGGTTCGGAGAGGATAAAATCATGACTGATGCTGCGGTATCTATACATCAACAAGTTGTTCAAGAGGGTATTGAAGTAGATAGCGATGAGTATTATAATGAGGTTAATTCAAGGATCGGGAAGTATTTTCCTGATGCCTTTGAAAATACGACTAAAGAAGAAGTTAAGGAGCAACCTAAACCCGTCCAAACAGTTGCTTCAGCTGGTCGTAAACAACATGGACGCCGAACTGTGAAACTCACCAAGTCACAGGTAGCAATAGCAAAAAGATTAGGGGTGCCTTTAGAGGAATACGCTAAATACGTGAAGGAGGAAAAATGAGCGAAAAAATAGATAGAACTTCACGCGAGTCTGAGTCTAGAATAAATCTAGAACAACCAAAAACTTGGACTCCACCATCCAGTTTGGATGCTCCGGCAGCACCAAAAGGATATGCACATAGGTGGATAAGAACCGAAGTGCAAGGTTTTGAGGATACAGCGAATGTATCTAAAAAACTTAGAGAGGGTTGGGAGTTTGTCAAAGCTTCTACTGTAGAAAGTGAACTTGGCAAAAATCATAAATACCCTTCTTATTCTGATGGCAAGTATAAGGGGTTAATCGGGATTGGGGGCCTTGTGTTGGGAAGGATACCTTTGGATATTCTACAACAACGTGCTGAGTATTTTAAAAAAATAACTCAAGATAGAATGAATGCCGTTGATAGAGATCTTATGAAGGAACAACATCCGGATATGCCAATCAATATTGATAGGCAATCCAACGTAACCTTTGGAGGTGGTCGTAAAAAATAATATTTTTACTATTACTATCTAAGGACGGTAACTTAAAAATAATAGGAGAAGAAAACAAATGGCAAACGTAGAAGAAAAGTTCGGTCTTAGACCCTACAGAAAACTAGACGGTACACCATTAGTTGGAGCTCAAAACAGATATAGTATTGCTAGTGGTCACACTACTGCAATTTTCCAAGGTGATTTGGTAATCCCATTAACTGCAGGAACAATTGACAGACACACTGCTAACAACTCAACAGCTGTTATAGGAGTTTTCAATGGATGTTTTTACACAGATCCTACTACGCAAAAACCGACCTTTAGAAATAGTTATCCAGGATCAATCGCGGCGAGTGATATTACAGCATTCGTAGTCGATGACCCAGATGCTGTTTTCTTAATGGATGCGGATGCAACATTTGCGCAAGCAGATCTGTTCCAAAACTATTCAGTAACAACTGGTGGCGGTAACACAACAACAGGCATTTCAGAAGTACAGCTTGACGTCTCGGTATCAGGAACAAATGCGTCGTTTATAATTCAAGCGATAGACATTTCTCAAGATCCAGATAATAGCGATACTGGTTCAGCAAATGCCAACATTCTTGTAAGAATCAATAAGCATTTTTACAGAAGTGGAACAGGAGTATAAGGAGAATAAATTATGGCAATAACACGTTCACAACTAGTCAAAGAACTAGAGCCAGGTTTGAATGCCTTATTCGGCCTGGAGTATAACAGATACGAAAATCAGCATGCTGAAATTTACGTATCAGAAACATCTGACAGAGCTTTTGAAGAAGAAGTAATGTTAAGTGGTTTCGCTTCTGCACCAACTAAACAAGAAGGTGCTGGAGTAGTGTTCGATCAAGCTAATGAAACTTTCACAGCTAGATACACACACGAAACAATCGCTTTAGCATTTGCTATCACAGAAGAAGCAATCGAAGATAACCTTTATGACAGACTTGCAGCTAGATACACTAGAGCACTTGCAAGATCTATGTCTAACACGAAGCAAGTAAAAGCAGCTAACGTTCTTAACCAAGCTCAATTTACTGCAGTAACTGGTGGAGATGGTGTTCCGTTAATCGCGAACAATCACCCATTAGCAACTGGCGGTACATTTAGTAACGTATTAGCAACAGCAGCTGACTTGAACGAAACTTCACTAGAGCAATCGTTGATTGATATCGCAGGATTCGTCGATGAAAGAGGCTTAAAAATCGCTGCACAAGGCGTGAAAATGATAATTCCAAAAGAATTACAATTCACAGCAGAAAGATTAATGAAGTCTCCTCAAAGAACGGCGACAGCGGACAATGACATCAATGCATTAGTATCTATGGGAATGATTCCTCAAGGTTACAGAGTTAATAACTTTTTAACTGACACAGACTCATTCTTCATAATGACTGATATCCCTAACGGATTTAAGCATTTTGTCAGAGCACCAATCAAAACTGCAATTGAAGGTGACTTCGATACTGGTAACGTTAGATTTAAAGCTAGAGAAAGATACTCATTCGGATTCTCAGATCCAAGATGTGTATTTGGTAACGGAAACTTACCAACTAGCTAATACTAATTAACAGTATTACGAATTAAGGGGCGGTGTTCACATCGCCCCTTTTTTTATGTATAATGTAAACAACCTAGATTAAATAATCTGCAGACTGGCTAGGCAGACGCTATAGAGACTGCAGGTGCAAAACTATAGGAGAAAATATTATGGCAAATACTACATTCGACGGTCCGGTAAGATCGAAAAACGGTTTTCAATCTATTGGCCCAGGTTCTGTAATCGCTCTAACTGCTGCAACTGATTTAACAGTTGCTGATCACGCAGGAAGAATAGTTACGATGGACCCAGTTGGAACTCCAACTGCAATCACACTTCCAACAATTGTTGCTACCGCAGATGGTGCATCAGCTGGTCCAGGAAGTGATCCGAACAACAAAAGTACAGTAGGTACAACTTTTGAAATTCTTTTCATTGATGAATTTACTGGTACTATTTCAACTGATGGAACTGACAAGTTTGTTGGTTCAGTAATGATCGGTGTTGACGACGGTGCAAAAAAAGCTTTCGTACCTGCAGCAGCGAATGATGTTATGAACTTAAATGGTGAAGCAGGAGCTGGTAACGCTACAACAGGTGGCTTAATTGGTTCAAGAGTAAAATTCACTGCAACAGCTGATAACACTTACATGGTTGAAGGTTTATTAATCGGTGACGGCACAATTGCTACACCTTTTGGTAACTAATAATTAAACGGTGCTCCTCCGGGAGCACCACTAAGGAGAATATATGGGTGGATCAAGTTTTATGTCAGACCAGTCGAGTGCTCATGCAATAGCCACGGCACAGATGGTAGCAACAACTAGAAGAGCAAGATTAACTTCGATACAAGCTAAAGGTAATTCAGCTTCTGGATCGATTATTTTCAAATCAGGCGGAGCTTCGGG